CCAGTATCGTCATCAGCAGTTCCTTGAATCAATGCCCACCAAAGTCTACTGATATGTAATTTAGCTCCGTTTGCATGACCATCTAATCCACTTGCATCTAAGATAGCACCATTTGCAGCAGCATCATCTTCGATATCAACCTTAACCGTAACTGTTCCACCAGCGCCCGGAGCGTTAACTACGGTGTCTCTTAGTATTCTTGCAACAATAGCCATCTAACTACTCCTGTTAAATTGATAGTACTTCTTTTTCAAAATAAGAAATAAGGTCTTTTTCAAGAACCTTTTTCTTTTTACTTATATCTTTTATAGTCTTTTCAAAGGTATTTAGGAAATCTGAAGGTTTAGAATCCATTATTTTAAATATTTCATCTACAGCACCTTTCATCTTAGGGGATAATTTCTTATACTCCTTAGATTTTTTATGTTCATCCTTTTCTAAAAAAGGTTTATAAAAATTATCAAACTTCAGCGACATCATCCTCAACCTTATTTGTACTTGATTGAACGAATGTATTTGCTACCTCTTTCCTTTTTACTTCTAATGCATCGCCGACTTTAGCAGCGATTGTATCTTTAAATGATTGTTCAGCACCTAAGTTATCACCACCAGACAAAGCATCTATTATATCTTTAGTTTCCGCCATTATCATCTCCTTTATTGTTAACTCCATCATTATCATCACCTTCTAAATCGTCAGGTGATATAAATGAACCTGTTGAATCTTGTGGGTATCTTGTGATTCCATCACCACCTGTTGGCATATCAACACCACCGTCTTCAACATCCAAACCTGCTTCTTGATTAATTTGTTTTTGCATTTCTTCTATCTCTGCATCTGACATATTTAGTACGTTTTTTTGCACCCATTGTTTACTATAGAATGTACCAATGTATGTTTCAATAGATTGTAATGCATTGATTCTATCTTGCATTAATTCTGCCCTTTTTAGTTCAGCAAAATGTCCATCTTGTAGAAAGTCATATTGGATATGTTCTTTCATGTTATCCCAATCTTCTAAGGTAACAATACCTTTTAGAATTAATTGAGACTTTAACATATCAGTAAAGATAGGTGTAAATCTTTTTCTTAATCTCTGCACAAACTTTGTGAATTTTAATTCATCTCTAGTAATCTCACTAGCACGACCTAAACTAAATCCACTTTCAGCTTCCATTCTAGAGATAGGTACATTTAATGAACGATACAATTTGTTTTGGAAATATTTTATATCTTCTATCTCACCTAAGTTTGCACCGCCAGGTAGTGTTGTAATCTCTGTTCCACGACCACCCTCTCTACGAGGTAACCAGAAGTCTTCTAACATTGACATATGATTTCTATCATCTCGGATTTCACCTGTAGATGCATCATAAACTAATTTGTTACGATAACGATTCATAACATCTTTTAGATATTGTTCTGCTTTTACTTTAGGTAAATTACCAACGTCAATATAAAATATTCTTCTTTCTGGTGCTCTTGATATTCTGTATATTACTACAGAGTCTTCAATCATCCTTAATTGATTAACAGGTTTGATTGCTTTTTGTAAGTGTGAAAGTACAGAACCTCTGTTTTGGTCAATTAAACCAGAAGGTACATACGTAATAGAATCATCTGTAATCCTAATCCCTTCACTCATCGCTCCAGAATTTAATCCCTTATCATTGTATATGAAATAGTCTTCTACTTTTGTTACAATATCTAAAGAAGTGCCAGGCTTTTTATCTTTTGATATCTGTCTTACTTTTCTGATTTTCTTAGGGTCTAAATATCGTACTTCAACAATACCTAATTTGGGGTTATTTTTGTCAATTACTTTGTGATAAAATATCCTACCATCAACATACCATCTTCTAAAAATATCATGTCCTTTGATATCGAAATCTAAAAGCGACATTATGTGAGCAAATTCTTTGCGAATTTTTTCTTTAATTCCTTTAGTGTAATTCAATCTGTCAAGTTCAATTGCAACTGCCATATCTTTTTCATTTGATACGATTGCTTCATTCACGATATCTTCTATCGCACTATCACATTCAGGTTGCTGTGAAATTTCACGATACCTACGGATTAAGTCAACTTCTGACCTTTCTCTGCCATCAGTATCTAGTACTTGACCAAAGAAACCGCCACCAGAGATTTCAACTGCGCCGTCATCTGCTGGTGGTACTGTGAATTTTTCTTGACTCTTGGTGTCTTTCGCTCTTTCAAACTTGAAACCAAATAGTTCTGCCATAATAATATACTCCAATTAATCTTTTCTATTGTCCTTTATTTATAAGGAAAAAAAAGACTGATTTAGAAGTTCACTCCACTAATGGAATAGTTTTGATATTTCCATACACAGTCAAATTTACCAATAGCATTTTCACCTTCTGCATCCATAGCAGGACTTGAGATATCTTTTGGCCATGCATTTTTAAAGATGTATGTTTTTAATACTGTGTCATCTCTATCTAGCATTTCAGCAGTTAAGTCTGTTGAATAATCTGATAATGCTGAGACACCTGTATTAGTATCAAAATCATTGATACCATTTGACCATCTTTGTAGTGCGTTCATAATCATGAAGTCTGTGTCCATGAAAAAAGTAGTAGTCCAATCACCTGTAGTTTCTCTATCTCCAGCAATCATAATACTTCTACCTCTGTATTTGAGAGCAATTTCACCTAGTGTTATATTTGGTAATGTAGTTGCAGTACATAGAAAAGAAGTTCTTCGTACATCTAATCCGATTGCAATGCCAGGTGGTGGTGTAATTGTTACACGAAACTGATTGGTACGATAACCGCCACCGATTAAATTTGCTTTAAAGTCGTCTATTTGTGCCATGTTAGCCTCCTACCTCAGAAAATGCTACCCCTGTACGAGTTGCAATAAAGTTAAGTGTAATGAAGTTAATAGAACGAGCAGGTTTAACAAATATGTCTGCAACAAATTCATTTCTATCAATTACACTTCCTGTGTTATTTGATGCATCACACTTGACTGAAAAGTCTGTGATACCTCTACGACCTTGAACATCTCGTAAGAAAGGTTCAATTAAGTTTCTAAATTGTGCCCTTGTGAACTCATCATTGAATTCAAAGAGTTGGAACTTAGCAGCAGTCGCAATTGCTTTTTCTAATACTAAGAACAATCTTCGTACATTGATTCTATCAAATGCACTTGGTTTTGCTTGAGCAGTCTTATCACCAAATAAAACTACACCTTGGCCTGGGAAATTAACAACAGGGTTAACTCTTGCTTGATAGAGAACATCTCTATCTGCTTTGTCAGGGTTAAAGGATAATTTAATTGCACCTCTAACATTACCTCTGTTAAATCCAGCAGGTGAGAACCATGCATCAGCAACATTATCTGTATTTGCACATAGTCCAGCAGTTGAACTGTTTAATGGTACGAATCTATAAACATCATTGTACTTGTCATACATGTACATGTATCCACTATCGAATACCATGTAAGATGAACTAGGACATAAATCAGCACCAGTTCTTACGTTACTTGCTTGTTTACTAGATGTTGTAACACCGACTGTAGCAGAGCGATGTGGTGAAACAAATCCCACACAATCTTTTCTACCTTCTACTAAGTTTGTAAGCATTGTAACATGAGTATCATGACCAGCTGCTGTATCAGCAACTAAACTTGATGAACCACCGATAACTAAATTGATATCTTCTGATTCTGTATCTTTAAATTTGTCATATGCAATTTCGATTTCTCCAGCAGTAGTAGAGTAATCATCTGTTCCACCTGATAGAGTATCAATAGTTGTTGGTATGACACTTGTATAAGCTGCAGTAACATCTGTTCCCCAGTTACTACCAGCAGATATATGGTCTGTCCAAAATATAAATAATGATTTTGCAAATATTACGTTTGGATAATAGATACTATCACCTTGTGGTGATTTAGCAGATACGTTCTTAGACATGAAACCAAATGTTTCTATAACTGCCCTTGTTCTGTTTCCTGCTGTATCTGTATCGTATCCTGTTATTTTACCATCAGCATCAGCAACGACTACATGTAGTTCATCACCTGTACCACGACCATTGTTTGTATTATATTCTGATGTGCCTGGAGCGCCTGTAAATAAGTCAGCATATTTCCAACGTCTTTTAATTTTAGAATTGTCTGCTATTATACTTTGTAGACCAGCACCATTTGGGTCATCTTTTAATCTGATTGTTAATACATTACTTGAAATTGATACTACTTGATATTCGTTGAAATCATCAATAGATACAAGGTTAGAAGTATCTGAATAGAATGATATTAAATCACCTACGTTAAAAGCAAAACCTGAAGCATCAGCGTCATCTAC